AACATGTCCGTCGAGATTGTGAATGAAGTAATCAGTGACTTTGACAAAAGTCACAAATGGCCCGATGTTAAGGGCTGCAACTACGATGTGACCGTGCTGCGAGTCAAGTAAGGCAAGAACTTTTGATAGATGCGGCCTTCCTTGGCATCATTGTCGCTCCAATGTGCTGCTGCTAGGTCATTGATCCATTGTTGCCGATCAAACTGCTCCGGCGATTCGATCTTGGCAATATCTCGGTTGGCCACTGCCCAACTCACACAGCTGGCATCATCAACAAAAATAGGTATGCCAGCACAAGCCGCCGCCACACTAGCACTGCTGTTGAAGAATACCGCAGCATGTGCCTTTTGTAAATTGTCAGACAATCTAGTGGTCACTGGATCAAATACATGTACATTAAGATGTGTTTGGTAATGCCTTGTCCTAAACTGTAAAAAATCTGTAGGTTTATATGCACCCGGATGCGGGCGCACCATGATAGTGCGGTCTGTGTATTTTCTTATTTCGGCAATTTTTTGTGTTAGCCACACCACCGGATCCAATGCTTTCATAGCAAATCCACCATCTCGTTGCATACAGATCAACACATGTCCGCCGAGATTGGTCTGTGGTGGATCTAATGCGATGCCCAATGCCTGACTGATCTCTTGCCATTTGCTACTGTCGCTGTTGCGGTTGGCATATTCTGCTCGATCATAGAACGGACCATCAAGACTATAACGCAAATAGCTGCTGGCATTGTCTAGATACTTCCAGCAACTGGCATCAATGCACATGGTATGGAATCCATGTCGGCGTTGTTGTGCTATGATTTCTTTTCTTAAGACTATGTTTGGCCCGCCAGTATTGGTAGTGGCCCAGCCCAGCATCAATGCCAAGCGACTGGGAGTGTATCTGTGAGCAGTCTCCAGTACAACACTGTGACCCAGTTTGCTCACACCGGCAGCAAAACTTTCTAAGCATTGTGTTTTTCTCGTGTGCTTCTGGAAGTTGGCCACACTGGAAATATACACCACGACATCAACCATCGTTCAGTATGCGCCAGGCGGTGCCATCACGCATTTCCACTTCAGTGAATTGGCAATAGGCTATGTGCCTTGCCCAGGCTGAGATCTCGTCGAGATTGGGTCGTTTGATTGTTTCAATATCAGATATACTGGTGCTGCAAACTGCTGCGGCTGCATTGGGGCCCAGTGTGATGGCAGGCTTGCCAAACAAGATGGCCTCTCCGGCAGCAATGCTGCTGTAAGTGATCAAGCAGTAGATATCTTGGCTCAGTGCCATTTCTATGGTGTCATCATTGATCCGGGTACTGCGACCTTGCTTGCGGCGGATCACGACTTCTCTATCTGTGTGGGCACCAATCTCGGCCAGTGTTTGATTGAGCCATGTTTCAAGATCTACGTCATAGAGATTTAGCAGTTTCTGGCTGGGAGGTGCTAGTAATATTTTGCTGCCATCTGCACGTACCTTTTTCAAACTCACCCCAGTTTGATCAAATCTATCTGACGGTCGTTCTCTTACTGGACCAAAGTTCTGCACATCATTGCGTGTGATACGATGATAGTTTTTCTTCTTTCCGTTGCCAAAATAGCCGGTGTCAATGTAGTAAAAATCTCTACCAGTGGCCTTGCAGGTGTCCATCTGTTTGCGTTTGGTTATTCCACGCAGCACCACCGGGGTCTTTGTATGTTCTTCTTTTGACCAGGTGCTGATCTGACCGCCAGCACCTTGCACAAAACTTTGTAATGTGGGATCGTACATGTGACCTTTTCTTCCATATCTATACTCACTGTCCAATGCCACTATGCGATTGACCGGCAATTCAGCGATCTGTTGCATGAGAGTTTGCTGTGTGATACCATAGTACAGTCCTGCTGGATCCACACGATACTTCAATATGTCATCAAACAGTTTTCGTATTTCTGGAACCACCATGTCCAGAACATGTTTTTCTACAGGTGGCGAATATTGTTCTTCGTCCATCACACAGTCCTTTGTTGGCAGTGCTCGGTCAGTTGTCGTTCCTGATGCCAGTGTTCGTTCATTGGTGTGTCTTTGAATTCATCAAAGCAAGGTGTGCCCAGGGTGTAGTGTAGCAATTTGGCATCTGGGTTGGCGCCATATTCATCGGGCAACCAGTTCCATTCCTTGGGCAACTCACCCAGGCGGTCGTCCTCTATCCAGGAGAAACGATGTAGGAATGCGCCTGTTGAGTTTTGCACAAACTCTGGATTCAGCTGTCGATTGCGCATGGCATTGCAATTCCACAATATCACACTTGACCAGTTTTTACGTGGGTAATCTTCATTGGGACTGCCCAGATATTTTTCTTTCATGCGTGTTTTGTAATCATGCTTGACTACCATAGCATCTTTGGTGTAGTCTCTCAAGTTCCATAGCTCAGTAATATCTCCGCGCACAATCATGTCCCCATCAATGAATATGGCCCAACCCTGATGATCCATGAGATACGGCACTAGGAAACGTGTGTAGATGAAATGATTGCTGCCGTCTGTGTGTGTTTCGGCGTAGTCTCGGAACAAGTTCAACGCCACAGGTACAATAGCGACCGGGCTGGTGCTGTTGCGTATGATGGAATTTACGCAGGTATGATAAGCGATGGCTTCTCTGGGATCGTACCCCACAAAAACAGGAATTGGTTTCATGAAGATATTTATAGGCGTAGATTACACCGTGATATCTTCCATGCCTGCGGTTCTCAGTCGGACCACATGCCCCATCTGCCATTGTTTGGTATCCAGTCCTTTCATGATACCCAGCCAGCGATTGCGTAAGTATGCCACTTCGTTTATGATGGTTTCGTAATCGATCACTTCATCTTCGCCTTCCACATACTTTTCCGCATCACGACTGGTAAGGGCACGGGCATATCCTTCCAGATACTTTTGAAAGTGTTTCCTGCGTATCTTGCGTAGTTGTATGTTGAGATAATTTAACACAGCTTCAATCTCCTGAAGCTGGTTAAATCTCTGTTCAGTAATACCCGGCAATGCTGTGATATTCCGTTCTACCAAGCCGCCGATCTTGCAGTCTTTTTTAGCGTCGTCGAGCTCTCGCTCGTAATGACTTATAAAGTCTGGAATAGCACCCAGATTGGCAACTACGCGGCTATACCACATGCTGTAATTCTTTCACTAGCCAAGGAAACGTGTTGGTCCAATTGGTTCCACGACGGAGATCATTCTCATTTAAGAATGTTTTTAATTTGAGTAGTTCAACCTGATTGGGGGTGGATTGTGCGCAGGCATGTGCGATACCTTGCATACATTCTAGTGCCAATAAATCTTCGTTGGTATCACGTGGCATGATATCCAATATATGTTCAAAGTCTTTTTCAAACACTTTATTTCCTAAGATAGTGGGCACGAGATATTCTGGTCCGGGCGAAACCATACTAAAAAAATGTCCTATTTTGCGCTTGGATTTCCATACTTTTATTTTTTCAATCAGCCCCGGCATGGTTTTGATTGTAAGCACACTGATAGTCTGATTTATGTGTAGTGTTAGCCAAGATTGATCCAATAAGATTTCAAAGTTAGAAATCCATTTATCTACCTCTAGACCGTATCTTGTATATTCTTGTTCGGCTCCTAAGCAATCAATGCTACAAGTTAAGTCTATACGTTTGAGTTTGCGTGAAGATAGTAATTTTTTAAATCTCTGAATATATTGTTCTAATTTTACAGGAGGTAAAGTTAAATTGGTTATAAGACATAATTCTAAATTAGGATGTTTTGAGGATTCAAAATATTCCAAACAAGTTTCGAGTTCGGGCTGATAAAAACTCTCGCCGCCGCTGATTGTAAATCTGACTAAATTTGTCGAATGGGCAGTCATCCAGATCCAAAATTTTTCTAATAATGCCGAATGTGATGGATCAATGTTTATTGATTCAAGTATCAGACCATTCTTTTCAAATCGACCATACTTCTTGTATTCAGAATTTATTTTTGAACTGATTGCTGGCCCACAATACAAGCAGGACAAATTACATTGATTGTTAAAAAATATCTCAAGTATAGTAGGTTGCACCACTACCGCCGTAGGATCTAATTCTAACTCAGGAGGAGACTGATTTGGTATTGAAAGATGACGTGTGCGATCACTTGACCCCCCTGATTGTTCGACCTCTCTACAATAATAACAACTGACACTGTCGGGCCAACTTCCATCTAACATTTTCTTACGGTCTCTTTGTTTTTGATCGGTATTGTGAAAAGTATCAAATGTATCAGGATTTATTTTTATAGGCTCACATCTATGACAACTTGCAGTTTCTCCCTTGTAAAGATATATCGTACTCCAGTTCCACTTCAATTGGCAAGCCGTTGCCGTTTTGATGGGGAAATACTTATCCATTAATTTTCCCAGTCGTCTTCGTGATAGTCTTCTTCTGCGTCAATACCATCATCTTCATCATCTTCATCTGTATATGATTTGTCGTTGTCAAGATATGCAGTCAATGCACGTTTGATATCCGAATCACCTTTGAATGTGTCCTTGATATCATCCACATCACAGTCGTTGTCAATCAAGATAGAAACCACTGTTTCTGCTGCTTCATTACGATCCACTGTATTCACATAACGCTTGAGTTCTGACCACATTTCGCTGGCCACTGCTACTGCTTCATTCATTCTGCTGCCTCCTCGATGGTACTTACCTCTTCTTTATGATTTCCAAAATCTGTCATAGCACGATCCAAACAACCTTCTTCGTTAGCTTCCCACTTCTTGCGGAACTTCTTGATGATTTCACCGTCGCTGGTCACAAATACTAGGCTGTTACCTTCCTTCTTCAAGAGATTGCGTTTCTCCATGAGATCTACCATACCCGAATACGGGCTCATTCCAGTCTCATAAGGAATCTTGACCTGTACGCCTTCAAAAGGTTTTGAGTAGCGTGTTTTCATCACCTTACACGCAGCACGGATACCCATGACGTCTGTGATCTTATTGCCGTCCTCATCTTCTTTCAGCTTGAGTTTCTTCATGGCCACAACGATACTGCTGGCGTAGATGAAACCTTGGCCACCGGATATCTTGTCATCAGGATCAAACATGTCCTGACTTGCGTATGTGTGGTTGGTACAGACCAACCCTACATTGTAACTACCAAACATATTCACACAGTTACGAACTAGACTAGTTAATGCTTTTGGTTTGCGACCCATGTCGCCTTTCATATCACCTGCATCAAACTGATTCACATCAGTAGGTGTAAGCAACATGCCCAAGCTGTCAATCACAAACATCACCTTGGGACGCTCGCCATCAGGTAATGCCTTATAGTCGCTCATGAATGTGCTGATTGTTTTGGCCACATCATCAATCATGGCCATACTCAATTTAAGCAATTTATCTTGTCCGGTATCAACGCCCAATGCTTTGAGCCAGTCTTCATCCAGTGCGTTTTCACTGTCGATCAGCACCACATAGATGCCCTGTGCTTGGGCGTTCTTGATGATGTTGCCAGAGCAGATATAACTTTTACCTGCACCTGATTCGCCTGCAAACACAGTTACCTTGCCCAGTGGAATACCTCGGTTGAAATCTCCCGAGATAAGATAGTTTAAGGCATAGTTGCCTGTGGAGATCCAATCAGTTGGATCATTGAAACCAATGCTCAATCCTTCGATTGACTTGGTAATTTCTTTACGGAATTTTGAAACGTCAAATGGCTTACCCATGAATCACCTGTTATGATATAAAAGAACACAGAGGGGATACCCCTCTGTGTGGTACGCATCAGCTTATTGCTTTTGGCGACTACGGATCATTGCCAGGATGTCCTGGGTCTTGCTGTCACCGGCGGGCTTGCCGACCGGAGCAGTAGCCACTGCTGGCTCATCAAAGTCATCAGTTGCCTTGGCAGGTGCTGCCACTCGCAAAGCTGGCTTGGCAGACTCTTCATCCACTTCTGTTGAGGCTGCTGTACCAGCAGGTGCATTCACACCAGCAGGACGGAAGTATTGACCCCAACGCTCTGTGTCGTACGGCTGTCCATCCACGCTTGCTTCAAACATTTCCTTGATCACTTTGAGTTCCACATCAGTGGGCTTCTTGGGCAAGAATGTGTTCAAGTCAAACAAGCCATGTGCATCCACTGCTGCTTGTTCCACATCAGTCAATGCGGATTCTTTACGAGCCCACTTGCTGCTGTTGTAGTCAGCGAATCCACCTTTTTGTGTTTTGCTGATACGGAAGTCCAGGCCGCTCATGTAGTCAGTTGGCAGGTTTTCCAACTCTGGATCCATCAGGGCACCTTTGATCAAGGTGAATAACTGTGGTCCAATGATGAACTTGCGAATGGGATTTTCCGGAGTCTTGTCGTCCGCGATGGGATTCTCACGCACAAATCCTTGGAAGATGTAGCTGCGTTTCTTCCAGTACTTGCGACCCATGTCTTCAAGACTCTTGTCCTTGAACCAGGTACGTACTTCTGCCAAGATTGGGCAAGCATCTCCCCACATTTCCACGCAGGGCACTTGTACCATGACCTGTTTGGAATCCATCTCACCTTTGACGCCATTGAATGGCAGTCGGATCATGGCTCGTTCCACCCAGAAGAATGTGTTCTTGGAATTGCCGTCGGGTAAAAAGCGCAAAGTGGCTGATTGACCTTCTTCCATGTTCCAATGTGGATAAATGGATCTGTCACCGCCTCCAGTGGATTGCCCACCTTTGTTCTCTGCTGCCTGTAGTCGTGCTCGGATTTCTGCTAAAGTTGCCATATTGTGTTGCCTTTCTATGCTTTAATATGATTAAAAATATTTAAGAT